ATTGATATTTTAGATAGATTGGATCAGAATCAAATGATTGGTGCTGGCACTTTTTACCGTCTTACAAAACCTACGGTTTTTTCAGACTCCAAAAAGCTGACCAAAAATAAAAGAACTCTAAAACAATAAAAATAAATAAATTTTTGGTCAGCTTTTTGGAGTATGAAGAAAATCTTTGATTTTCGTAATACGGTAAAAAGTGAAATTAAATAATTTAATTTAAAATATATTTGTAATAATATATATAATAATCAAATTTTATAAAAAAATACTTTGTGATAAAAATCAAAAACACTTTTTAAAAAAAAGCTGACCAAAAAAAAATGAGTGCAAAAACTATTTTCGCAGGGGGCAATTCTACATTTCTTCCAGCATTGGCTGGTATCGCTGGAGCCCCACCAGCAATAACAGTATCAACACTGACTGCTTCTGGAGCAATTAGTGCTGAAGATGGACTAACTGTTAGTGATGGTCTAGTGGTAGCATCTGGGGGGGCAATTATTACGGCTGGTGGTTTGACATTACCAAGTGGAAATATTTCCTTATTATCTGGAACTATTAGTGCGGTTGGAGCGATTTCATCAAATGGTGCCATTAGTGCTGGAACTACTATTACTGCTGGAACTGGTCTTACGGTGAGTGCTGGCGGTCTTCAAGTAGTAGCTGGGGGTGCTGAAATAACCACTGGCGGTTTAACAGTAGTTGATGGTGGTATTGATGTAAATTCTGGTGGTATTACCTCTGGGACTACTATTACTGCCACTGGAGATATTACTACTACTACTGGAGATATTACTACAACTGATGGTACTATTTCTACCGCAACTGGTAGTATGAGTTGTGCTAATCTAACTGCTCAAAAACTTTCAGGTGGGATTGGTGCATTAGCAGGAACTATTGACGTAAATTTAGATGCTGGTGCAACAGTATCAGAAGTAGTTACTTTTACTAATTTTGCAGGTTCAGATGTTAGTGCTTATATTGCATCTTATAATAATTATGCAGTTGCTCTATCACTTTTAGTAACGGCTTCATATAATGCACCAAATGGTAGTGGGACGGATGTAAATCTTACTGTATATAATTTCTCAACTGACAATATTACTACAACAGTTTCATATTCTATTATTTGTATGAATTAAATCAAAAAAAAAATAAATATTGTATAATATAAATCAGAAATTCAAAGAATTATCCGCCCCAAAAAATGCAGGTATTATCTGAGGTGCTAATCACCTTCATTATTTCATCTGGTATTGGATTATTATTGGCAATCATTAAACATTTATATAAATCTAAGTGTAAAAGTGTAGAATGCTGTGGGTGTATAAAAATACAACGAGACATAGAATCAGAATTAGAATTAGATGAAAGAGATCCACCAAGTCCAAGAGCAAATCAAAGTCAACGAGATAATAATGCATGATCAATTTTAAATTTTTAATTTTTTTATATATATAATTATATAATAATCAAAAAATGAGCAATATAATAAAGTATAAAAATAGAGCAAGACATAATATTGATTTATTAGAAAAGGCAGATTCAATAGCATTATCTAATTTATCAAAAAAAGTATTAAAGCCAGAATATAGAAAAGTATTAACTAATCAAGATGATGATCTTAAATATTATTTAGATGCATATAAAACCGCTAATTCTTTGCCAATGAGAATTGTAAATCAATATGTATATCCTAAATATTTTTATTATACTGTCAATAGTAAAAAAAATGGAATAACACCAAAGAGAACACGATTAGATAGTAAGATGTTTGCAAAATTTATGCAAAATAATACTAAGCGAGAAATGGCAAAATCTCAAGGCATTCCAATAAATAAAATAATTAGACCAAAGAAAAGTAGTATAAAGGATTATGATTTTGATTTATATAAGTTATATGGTATTAAAGAAGATAAATATGCAAGAGGAAAAAACCCAGCATCATTAGCGAATTTAAAACAGTATAGATAAGGGCAAAATTTAAGATGTATATTAATATTATTTTTTTTTTGATTATATATGCGAATTAGAGCATATGGTTTACTATATATATATTTTGGGAAATAGGGCTTTTCAGATATTTACTAATAGAATTATTTCTGATTTCCCCTTTTCCCCAAAATAAAAAAAAACATATATAAGTATATAAAACCTATATGAACTAATTCAGATATAAAAAATCATTATCTAATTTTAGATGTTTCATATTCATTTATCTCATTAAGATATTTACAGTAAATATATAGAGTTTAATAATTATTATGAAATATCTAAATAAATATAGATATTATATGATATATACAATGAAAAATTTATAAATTTTTCATTGTAAAGCCTATTAAATATCTTATAAAATGTAATTCTATATATTTCATATTAAATATGTAGCATTAGATTTTTACCGTAAATATCTAATTGCCCATATGTTAATATATTATATTTAAACTATTATTTTAATATTTATTATAATATATATAAATCAATCATGGCAATACCAACTAATAAAGCATTATATAAAGAAGTCAAAGCCTATGCTGATATGGTGTATAGTAAGCCTAGTGCTTATAAATCTGGCTTTATTGTGAAGACATATAAGCAATTAGGAGGAACATATAAAGATACAGGTGAAGAGCATAATTTAGCAAGATGGTTTCAAGAAATGTGGTCTGATGTAGGCAATAAATCATATCCAGTATATAGGCCAACTATAAGAGTCAATAAGAATACACCATTGACTATATATGAGATAGATAAAAATGATCTAAAGAAACAAATTAAATTAAAACAAAAGATAAAGGGAACTGCAAACTTACCACCATTCAAAAAAAAATAATTATTAATATCAATATTAAATTTTGCCCCCATTTAGATATCAATCAAATCTTTAATTGATTTTTTATCATCAAACTTTACATATTGATTTTCTATAACACCTGAGGAAGTCCCCATTGCATGTGCAGTTTCTTGCAATTCATTCATTGGAGTTTTAAATTTATCCGTTAGATAAATATTTCTCAACATACTACAACCAATTTTGCGATTAAATACCTTATTTAGTATTCTTGTTATATCATTTACTTTATCTAATGGTTGACCATCATAATGCACTAATAAAAATGGATTCTTATTTTTTTTCAATGGGTGTAATTTTACATATAATTTTAGCAATTCTAATAATAGTGGAGATATTGGAATTTCTTGGCAGTTATATGTGCCAGAAGTCTTATAATTATAAAATAAAAATTTATCTTTATCCATATAATTAAAATCTTTGAAATTTTCACCTAAATCTTTTGGGGCATTTAAATATATCATTGCCTGATAATCACGATTACGACGAGGAGAATTTAGAGTATATAAACTGAGAATAATGAAATGTAATATATCATTCCATTGCATTGCATTTACTTTTTTTAAGTTCAATAGTGGAAATGCAATATCATATAAAGTTTGCCATACTTGCATGACTTCATCTTGAGAAATCCAATTTTTCTCTTGTGTTTCTGATTTTGTATTATTAACTTTTAAATCCTTATTCATTTGCATCATTAAATTATAATAAAATTTATTAACCATATCAAATCCTTTTAATCCTTTTATTGTGCTAACAATTGAGATTAAATATGATCGTTGAGAGTTTGGTTTTAAATGAGATATTTTTTGTAATATATCATCTGTCTTTTTTAAAAAATTATAATTTTTAATTTCTTTATTGTCGTTTAATCTTAACAGATTTTTTTGATATGTTTTTTTTGTTGATTCTGTTTGTGATCTTGCGGACATAATCTTTTACCGTTCTACGATGTGTTTACTTCGTAAACTCTCTTCGAACTCCAAAAGCTTTACCAAAATTTTCAAAAAAATAATTATTATATATATTATATATTATAATATATTTACATTTAAATATTTAAATATTATTTTTGTTAATTAGATTTTTTTGGTGAAGCTTTTTTAGGTTGAAGAAATACGAAGTATTTCGTAAACCGACAAAAAAGGTTTTATAATATACCACCTTGTATTAATGATTTATGGGTGAATGTTAATTTTATTGATGCTACAACGGTACCGAACGCACTGAGGGGGAAACTCTGACCCTCAATATTTGTCCATGTAATGCCAATTGAAAATGAATTTAATTGACTACTACCACTTAATTGTATAGGGGCGGAATAACTATCTAATGCTGGAAAGTATGAAATTGGTTGACAAAATCCAGATGATTGTGCTGAACTATAATTTACTACAAAATCGCATAGCATAGGAATTAGCAAATCATTACCAACGGCTCCAACTTGATCCAATGGAAGTGATGCCTGAGTTGGAAATGCAATTGGCAAACTTGCAACAATCTGTAATTTTGTTAATGTGGCAAATGCAAAATATGTTTGGCAATTTTGTGAATATTGCAACATAGTTGTTGTTGGGTCTGTTGGTAAAAATGATGGTGGCGAATTTTGAGGTGAGTAATTTATTCCAGTATTTTGTAAAACTAATAGACAATCTTTACCATTTGCACTAGTAGTATTTGTTAATCCAATATAATCCCACCCTAATAAATATTGTCTAAAACTATTATTAAAATAAATTTCAACAACATCATCACCAGTTGATTGGTCATATTGACTCATTGGAAATGCATTCATTGTAAATAATTCTGATTGTGGATTCCATGTCATAAATGGTGGATTTGCATCCATTGGCAAAGAACCAGCGACAGATGCTACTAATTGAGCATATGCAGTTGCTAATGCAGTATTTATCATCTGTGCAATAGTATTATATGAATATACATAACCCCATGCAGTTGATGGTTGAACTGTTGGACTTTGTGGGACAAATACTGTGCTATTTGTATTTATAACTCTTAAATATACTTGCTGTGATGAATATGTGCTATAAGTTAGATACACACTATAAATGGTATTATATCCATCATTATTTGGTGATGTAATATTTATAACTGGATCCCATAATGGAATTTGTTGAGTTGAGCAAATAAAACGAGATACTGAGACATAATAATCACTTGGATTTTGAACAATAGATTGTGATCTATTTACTGTAGTAGTGAGTGCATTTAATGATGAATTGTTTAATGATGAGAGATTTACTTCTAAATCAAAGACTGCAGGTGTATTATTAGTTGCCATTTCACACTTTTGGGTCAGACTTTTTCTAAAAGGTGATTTTTTTAAATTGTTTATATATTTTATAATATATTTATTATATTATTATATATATATTATATATTTTATAAAATATTTACTTGAAACTTTTTTGTTAAAATAGCTTTTTTGGTAAAAGGTTATGTTGGTGCTTGAAAGATTGGGGGCACGGCCAAAGGGTGGCAAAGGAAAACGAGCAGAGCCAGTAGGCTATCCAGTGGCCATTGTAAATGATAAAACAACTAATAAACCAATTGGATTTCTTAAAGTTGTTGAAGATGGCGATGGTGAAGAGCTAATTGAAATACCAGAAAATTTAGAGTTTCAATTAATACCAGAAACGAGAGATAACCTAGTTTCAATTAATTTTATTACAGGAGGTGCAGGTTGCGGAAAATCGACGATCGCTAGTCAGTTTATGAGAAATTTTGATGCAATGTATGATGTTGAACCACAATATAAAGTTATTATTTCATCTGATGATATTGATGACCCTGCTTTCCATGGCATTGAACATATGAGAATATGTGTGGATAATGAATTTGCACTATGCCCTCCAACATTAGAACAATTAACAAATCCTAATGGTTTTAGCTACATACTGTTCGATGACATCGAAGGCATAACTGATCCAAAAAAATTAAAAGCATTAGAGAGTGTTGTAGATTCTGTTTTAACTATGGGGAGAAAAAGAGGTATTCATTGTGGTTTTATTAGTCATAGAAGTGCAGGGGGTAAATCTACAAAAATGATTCTTGTAGAGTTAAACGGAATCGTTTGGTTTCCTAAATTATCATCTAGTAGAAATTTAACCTATTGCTTAGAAAAACATATTGGAGTTCCAGCAGAATTAAGGAATTATTTAAAAAGTTCTGATTGGGGTAGATGGGTATACCTACGAACTGGAAGTAGTCCACAAATTTTAATGGGAGCAAATAGATGTTGCATATATAATCACGATGACATCACTCAAGCATTAAAGAAAAAATCAATCATAGATAAGAAAAGAAATCATATTGATGCTGAGGAAGCATTAGGCCTAAGATAAATCATATTAAATAATAAATTATATAATAATATATTATAAGAAATTATAAGATGCCAAAAATTGCCATTGATTATTCTAAAACTATTATTTATAAAATTGTCTGTAATGATTTAACTATTACAGATTTATATGTTGGATCAACTACAGACTTTTCTAAAAGAAAATATAAGCATAAACATAGTTGTAATAATTGTGAGAATAAATCTTATAATGTTAAAATTTATAAAATAATTAGAGATAATGGGGGTTGGGATAATTGGGCAATGATTCAAATTGAAGAATATCCATGTGCAAATGGCAATGAATCAAGAGCAAGAGAAAGACATTGGATTGAAGAATTAAATGCAAAAATAAATGTAGTAATACCAACAAGAACACGAGAGGAATATATTGAAGATAATAAAGATAGAATTAAAGAGCAGACAAAAATATATAGAGATATACATAAAGAACAAGCAACGATATATAATAAAATATATAGAGAAACTAATCCAACTTATAGAGAAGAAAATAAAGATAAAATTAATGAAAGAATTAGGAGATGGCATGAAAAAAATAAAGATGAAATAAATAGAAAAAAAAGAGAGAAATATGAAAAAAATAAAGATGAAATTAATAGGAAAAAAAGAGAATGGAGAGAAAAAAAGAAATTAGCATTATCTCTAAAAGATGATCAAGTTTAAGATAATTATTTTAAATATCTATTTTTTTTGATTGTTATA